TCCAAAGAACCTTAGCCTCGTCAAGATCACCTATCATGTACTGAAAGGATTTCGTCCAACCAGAGCCAAGAGATTCCTTGACCGTGTCAATAAGCTGACTAAATGTCTTAACTTCGGTTGCCGCTTTGAACGCCTTCTGACCAATTTCGGTTGTTTCATCGGCATACTTAGCAAGCGTCGTCGTAAGAACATCCGAAGTCATCCACTGATATGCAAGAGAATCGTTAAAGTTCTGCGTGGCGCTAATTGCTTCCCTCATGGTTGCGCCATTGGCATTTGTACCAAGCACACGATACATTCCATCGGCTGTGCGTTCAACCGTGCCAAGCTCAACCGCTGTATCAAGAAGCTGCTGCTTGAATTCAACGGTTGCCATGTTTGCGTTCTCAATTGACTTCCAGTCAATGAGCTTCACGTAACCGGCCGAAAGAGCCTGAGCAAAGTTATACATTGCGCGAGAAGCCTCTTGCGCATTTGCACCGGAGACCGCCGCTTCGTTTGAAATACCCTGAATTGCCTTTACGGCCGTCTCAAGAGGAACACCGGCGTTGGTGAACTTACCAATGTTCTGCGTCATGTCGGAGAACGAATATATCGTCTTGTCAGCATATGTATTCAGCTGATCCAAATAACCCATGACGTCTTCGAGACTTTTACCCTCGCGTTCAGCAGCACTTGCCATGATGGTATTAAGAGACCCCATCATAAGCTCATACTCTGAGTAGCCCGCCTGGAGCGGAGCTGTCGTGAGCTCACGAACCATCATTGATCCGACGTCAATAATCTTGTTAGATATGCGCGTAAATACTGTTTCAACGAACTCGCCGAAGAACGAGAAATTCTGCTGAACCTGCCAGAGGCGGTCATTTAGCGAAGAAAAATTTATATTGCTCGATGCTTTCTGAATATCGTCAAAACCTGTCGTGCCTTCCCTAAAACGAAGAGCTTCCTTCAGCTTTTCAAGTGTCGACATTGTGGTGCTCACACCACTCTCAAACTGCTTATTGTCGAACTCCATACGCACGACACGCTCGTCAATACTACTCATGCATTAACCACCTCCTGCCAAATATCGTTCGCAATTTCCTCAAAAACCGGGCGCATTGCTGGGTTTATGTAATCAAGACCGCGAACATAACCGCCGGTACCAGTACCGTGCCCGTACTGAAGACCGACTGCAACGTTAAAACCGTTAATCACGTTTGTGTTTGTCCAATAGACAATCAGTCCATTAAACGTTGTTCTAATTTCATACGACCATGATTCAGCAGTCTTTCCCGTTTCGACGGGTGTTGCTCTTGACAAAGCAACAACGCCTCTTTCACAGCACTCCTTGACACGATCTATATAATCGCCACTCTTCATCTTTGTTAAAAAGCGAATCGTTCGCTCAAAATCGCCAATGCTTGAAATATGCAGACCCATAACTCCTCCAGAGAAGGTCAGTGCTTGTGTACCTTAGCCTTTCTTCTGGCAGCATTCAGCGCACGGTGGCGTTCGGCGATTTCACGCTTGGAATGCTTCTTTTGGGGCTTAGACTCTTCGTACTCAACCCTAATCTGAGTAAGCAGCTGATTTAGATGCCACTTTTCACAGTCTTTATCTATGCCGTAAGCAAACATCAGATGATAGATACGCTCTGCCGTCATAACAGTTTTTGGGCCGGGCTCTTTTCCGGATGTAGAGAACCACGTTGCGGTATGAGGGTCGGCAATATAGTCCTCTATCTCCTTGAGCTGTTTGTTGGAAAGGCAGTTATAGACAAGAGGGTCAACATTCCTGTTTATTGTCATACAGCGTATGTAATCAAGTATTTCCTCGTTTGTAAGCCTTTCTTCTGACAGAAAGGGTTTGTGCCACTTCGATTCCCATTTTGAAAGAGAGACAAGCGAGTGCTCAAGTGTTAGGACTTGCCCCTTCACCTGGTAGAACCGCTCTTCCTTTGGGTCCCACAACTCCGTGTCTCGAATCGTAAGTTCGAGCATGTGGGCTCCTTTTGCGTTCTTTATCGAGCCACCGGCTCGTTAGGGCCAACATTGGAAGACGCCGCCCGCTCCTCAAGCTTGGCAATTCGCTCCTCTGCCTCAACACTTGCCTTCTCGACAGAGTCCTTAAGCTCGGGCGGAACAACACCGTTAATAAAAGCGACAAGCTTCTTCATGTCTGTAAACAGCTCCATAAAGAGGTCGTCAAAGACCTTTGTCTGCTTAAAGCGATCGGCATAGCGATGGCCATCGTCGTCCGTCTTCGCAAATCGCCCATCAGGCATCTTCTTACCATAACTCATAAGAACAATGTCCTCGAGAAGTTCCATGGTCCTGCCCATGTCGTTCGTGCTAATGATTTCGGCGATAACACTATCGAGACCGCCAGACGGACCAAGGGCAAGCTTAGAAAGCTCTCGCTGATTCAGGTTGAACCAGAAAGTCTCTTCCTTCTCGACACCGTTGTAGTCCGTATAAGTCTTGGTGATGCTAAACATTTGTGCTTCCTTTCTTAAAGAAAGAGGGGTTGCCATTTAAGCAAACCCCTCTCCAACCCTAAAAATATGACACAGAATATTACGCGCTGCCCATGAGGGTCATGACCTCGGCCGGAAGCGGAAGCCTCGGACCAGCAGTCGTCGCCTCATAATACGTCGTACCAGAAGAGAACGTACTACCGTCAAACTCGGTATACGTATAATCCCCCTCAGTACCACTACGCGTGTAGTACGTCTTGCCCTGCTTCTTAGTCGTATCTGCCGTCTCGATATAAATCGTGGCATCGGAACCATAAAGAATGCCCTCAAGCGCAGCAAGCTTGGTTTCATCGGCCTTGGTCGAGTCAATGGTGATATGCGCCGACGGCTTATAGCCCGCAATTGCAACAGGAACGGTCTTGCACTCCCAGCTCAGCTCCTCTGCCTCGGGAGACTCGTTAACGGAAGAATGGGAGTGCTCGGACGGGGACGCGGTTGCTCCATAAACAAGATGAATCTTGTAGCCGTAATCAGTACCAGCAGTATCGTTACCAATAAGCGTACGATATGTCATACCAAACTTTGCTCGAGTCTGCTGACCGGCGGTAACACCGGTTGCAATCGCGATCGTGCCGTCACAAGCGTCAAACTCCTCGGGAGAAGTGTACGCGCCAATAGTAAACGCGAACTCCTCTGCGGAGTACAGAGAGCCATACTTGTGGTTATTGGCCCACAGGGCGGTCTCCTCCGCGCCAGACGGAGACTCGGTAATGCTACGAAGACCGTCCCACGCAACACCGGTGGGATACGTTCCGTTGGCGTTTGCTGGATAGAGAACGCCTCGGTCAGTGCCAGTCTCATAAAGCTGATTACCAGTATCATCCCAGACAAGCTTAGCCATGGATTCCTCCTTAATAGTAAAGATTCAAAGTATGGTGATACAGATTTGCCGATGTAAAGGTTCGGTCCATTCGGCACATCGGAAAGTGACGAAGAATTTCTTCTGGAAGAGAACATTCTGCATCTCGAGTAATCACTGTAACCTGGTATCGCTGAGTAAAGCGATAGGCGTGATTGTTCGCGTAATCGGCATCGCCACTATCGCGCTCGTAAATGACGCAGGGATAATCAATCTTCTTCCCCTCTGGGGGTTGGTAATACACTGCGTAAGAGGAGCCCGCCAATTCGACGAGCTCCTCGTGAAGACTAAGGCGTTGGCCCATGATACTCTTCTCCAATACTAAGAATGAGTCGAGGATACTGGACCTCAACGCTTGTCACTTTCCAGTTTGTTCCCATCCACGCTATGTATCGAATAGCGTGAAAGTTTTGGAGTGCGTATGGATCCGACACAATGCTTATCTCATTCGAGATGTTTATGTTGTCATTCAGATACTCACCAGATTGGAGACGACGAGTATTACGAACAACATCGCCAAAATATGGTCTCTCAATAATTTGTTCATCCCAAATACCAGGCCTGGATTCGAATGACCCGTTTGAGAAACCAACGTTGCCGTAGTATCTAGCCACAGTCACTCCATTTTGAATTTAACCAATGTAATGGTAGGTCGCCGTAACTTCCTTACCACTTGCGGGCGCCGTGGTGAAAGTCAGAGTAGTACCCGACACCGAGAATCCAGTAGTAACCGTGGTTCCGTCTACAGTGACCTTATCAAGATCGTCGTATGCAGGCGTATGCGTGAGCGTAAACGCCGTCTTATTACCGGTACCCTCAAACTCATCGGTAATGACCGTGCCAGCACGATGCGTGGTATAGCCGGCCTTGTACGCATTGACAAATGCCTCAACCATACCGTCAGCAGCGAAAGTAATAGTAGTGGCATTGTTGTCGATAACCGACTCAATGGTAATTGCCGAGAACGGCTTAATAAGAGCGCCAGAGCAACGAGTCTCAATCAGATAGGCGTACTTGTTGTAGTCAATGTCAAAGTCGTCAAACATATTGACGGCTCCACCCTTATCTGCACCGACCCTATAGTCAGACAGATTGACGATGATACCGTCAAGCGTACGAGTGGTACCATCGACAGAACGGGTCAGGTTCTCCATGTCGGGAACAGTCACAATCTTGCTGACACGAAGCGCCGTAGCAAGCTTGGCCTCAGAATCATAGATAATGTGACCAATCTGGTCCTCGAGAAGGAGCATGTCGGTAAGCATGTCCTCGGTGGTGAACAGGACAGGATTACCAGAACCCTTGTAGTTCTTACGCGCCTTGATGCAAGAGCGGATAAACGCCTTCGCCTTCTGGTCAACCGTCGTGGCCGAAGGAAGCGTCATAAGGGCATGGATGGTAAAGAGGTCGTGATCGGTCCAAATTGGCTGAATATGATTCTCGAAAATCTTGTCATCGTCAGAGGTCTCACGACCATCACCAATAAGGTATGCACGAGCAAGCTCCCAATCGAGCTGGCCACGCATCTCGCCCTTAATCCAGGAAACAACGTCAAAATCGGTAATATCAATAATGTCATCACGGTCAAGCTTCTGAAGCTTATAAACAGTCTGCGGATCGATAGAACGCTTCAGAAGCGAGAACACCTGCTCCTTCTTACGATTGCCCTTAATATAACCCCTTGCACGAGCCTCGTCCTCGGTAAGATTCGCAAACTGGGTCTTAACACGACTAAACGGAGAATGGCTAACACCATTCATAACCGTGGAAACCCACTCCTGCGGCTTGGTGATCCACGCGGGCGGATTCTCAAGATTCTTTGCCTCGGGGAACAGCCAATCGATCTGCTCGATACCGTGCTCAAGAACAGCGTCCTTTAGGGAGCCGCCGCGCTTTGCGTCGGCAAAAATTTCAGCGGTCTCGGCGTGGGAAAGAGTGTCCATCGGCTCGCCCTCATCAGAGAACAGATTGTACTTCATGTTACCTCCATCATAAAAGTCAGAATGCTCAACATCGTCATCGGCATCGCCGCCATTACCCTTGGCATCCTCAACGGCACTACCGATGAGGAAATAAACAACCTGCTTCTGCTCGTCGGTAAGCGAATCAAAAACATCCTTAACGGTCTTGCCACCCTGATCCTGATTAGGCATGTTATCTCCCTTGTTTTCGTCTTCTTTTTCAGGCTTTGGTTCGTCATCTGCATGGGAGAGGGTCAAAGTCTCCCCTGTATAAATGACCGCTTCTTCGTCGGACATCTCCCCATGCGAAATAACAGACTCAATCAACGCTCCCGGATTTGCTCCGGCAAGAACGAGAGAAACCTCTCGAATCGCGCCATGTAGCACCTCACTGCCGTGCTGCTTAAGGCGATTTGCGTAGATACTAAGTGAAACAACATCTCCGTGCTTCACGAGCTCCTTTGCATTCTTGCCGGCAGGAGTGTCGTTAAACGAGCAATATGCATAGACGCCTGAATCTCGATTCTCGAGATCTGCGTGGCCAAGCACCTGCTCTGGGTTGTTGTGGTCATGGTTCCAAACAAGGGGGACAGTCTTTCCGTCACATTCCTTGAATGCCCCATGTCGGATGATGCGGCCGTCAGAACAGCGAACGTCGTTCTTGGTCGCCCATCCCGCAAAATCATACATTTGCTACCTCCGGATTACTCATTGGGCCATTTTGAATTTCTTCGCCGTCTTGCGGCTGGCTGGCCGGTTGGGCGAGATTCGGATTCTCCAAAGCATCGGCCTTCTCGCTTTGAGACGGTCGCATACCAATCTTCTGACGCAACTCGTTTGACGTCATGATTTCGTTACGGCGCATCTTGTCTGCAATCTCAGCAAACTGCTCAACAGGCACCAGTCGGAACGGATCCCTAAAGTACTCGATTGACTGTCGCTGAGTCCTGGCCGTCTTGCTTAGAAACTTTCGCTTCATCTCGTCCGTAATAGCAGCGAGAATTGGCTCAACGGTTCGGTTGTAATAGTTGAGCATTGTTTCGCTGTTCGCGGTTCCATCAAGAACCGACTGTGTAATGCCCATCTGGCTGTAGAGCATGTTGGTAAGATACTCAATCTGTGCCAGCATGTTGTTCTCTACCGAGCGATTCAGCTGTGTGATGTGTTCGGTCGCATCGGTATAAGCAATTCCATACTTACTGCCAGCAAGCTGCATCTCTATGTCTTTGCGGCGGTTTTCTGCTTGCTTACGGCGCGCTTCCGTCTTGATTGTGTACGGCAGCTGAATAATAAGGTCAAGCTTGCCAGAGCTTGACTGCTCGTCCACATCGTCAAGCAGCGCAAGCTTATGGATGAGGCGCTGCATTGTCGAAGATGGCTCGTTAATGACCGCATAGAAGGGGTTCTCAACAATGGCTGTCACCGACTTTGGGACAACCTTCTCTTCAAACTTTCCTTCGCGGTCGTTGTAAATGCGAACTCGAATGTACCGAGGAAACCACTCGATAATCTTTGCGGTTCGCATGGTAATAATGTCGAATGACGTAGAGACTGCCGGATTAATCGTGGCGTCGACCGGAACAATTGCCACAACACCCTCATCAAGCATCGACATGACGACGTCTTGAATGAATGCTCGTCCTGTCTGGTCGATGTTTGCATCGAGCGTTAAGCAGTTATTGAGGCCGGAACTAATCGTCTCCAAATAACGGTCTTCTTCATCGAGTCGAACATGCTCGATGTCGATTGCGGCTGCGTCACTCGCTATTCGGTTGTAAATCGCGGTGATGATTGACTTCTCGTTACCGCGAGTCATCCTCACGCGGTCTGGGCGATTGCCATACGAGAAGCCGTAAGAGTAAGCGGCCTTCGGCTCGTCGTCATTGAGGAAGGCGTTCCACCCATGCCTAAGGCGGTCTAGAAAAGCCATTTTGAATTTCCTTTGATGTTAGAAACATGGCGATGATTGGTATCTAGACAAACGTAATCTCTCGATTAGCAACCTTACGGTATGCGTCTAGATAAAGAACGTTTGCGTCGCCATTATAGGTTGCCTCGAAGTACATGTTATCGCCATCAACATCAACAGCCAAAAGCGCCTTAAAGTTCTGAAGAACCTTAACTTGCCAAACGACGTAGACTTTCTTGGCTGTAACATCACCATACTTCTTGCTAAGGGACTTGCTAGCATTCCAGTATTCCGTAACGGCCTTCTTAGCAACGCTACGAAACTCGTTCTCGGTAGATATCATCAATCCACCCTTCTGTTTAATCCTCGTATATCGGATGGTTACGCTGCCATGCGTTTACAGCAGCAACTCCAAGTGCTGCTGTGGAAACAATTGCCGCATCGGTCGCGCGCATTCGAAATGCGTCTTGGATACTATGATTCGTCATCATATAATTCTGACCCTGTCTATATGCGTAAGCCGCCCGCGAAGCCAAAGCGCCACGACCACCCAAAAGATGAGTAAGCGCAAGATCCAATGGCTGTGACGGATTAACAAACTCGCTAGCAATTTTCTTATTTCGCTCAGCATACAGACTTGCATGTTTTCCGACCGCGCTTTTATTGGCAGCGCCCTTCACTCGACGAACACGATCGGAAAGGCCCTTCTTCAAATCCTCTCGATACTGACGCCCGGCTTCCTTCTGGGCCTTCTTATACGCCGCATCAGCCTTTTCGTACTTTTTCGCTCAGCATCGGTCATTTGGTTGGGCATCTTGTCATGAACGTAGTCGCCAGTCTGCTTGTAGAAACGGTTAACGTTTCCTTGACGACGCTTAAAATACGCCTTTGTGGAGCCAACTAAGCCATAACGCTTCTTACCTGCACTTGTCAAAGTCCCGTCTTCGTTCTGAAATCGACGGACACCCCACTTTTGACCTTTGATGCCGTGGTGGGCAATGTAAAGACGATTGTCCATAGTCCCTCCTGCGTATTACTTTTTTTTATTCGGATTTGCAAATATATACGCAGCTGCCTGCTCGGCATCGAACTTTCCAGTGAGAATTGCGTGCCCTGCATACATGGTCGCTCCAGCAAGCATGATTCCGGCTACGCGTTTTCCAGAACTGCCAAGAACCTCCTCAACCGCACGTCTACCACGCGATTGAAGATTTGCATCCGTCAAGTCCTTAAGCTGCTTCTCCATTTGGAGCCTATTGATTCGACGCTTAAGCTCGGCATCAGATAAATTTCGCCTATTCTTCGATGCTCGACGATAATCTTCTCTTTTCGCCTTATCTGCATTCCGATTAGCATTCTTTTGCGCACGAGCTTTTCCGGCCTCGGTTAAAGACCCGTCTTCATTGCGAAAGCGCCTAACGCCCCACTTCATGCCTTTGATGCCGTGGTGAGCGAGGTAAATATGCTCTATCATTGTCACCTCCTACTCGAATGCATCACGATTTAGCTTGTATGCGACAAATGCATCCATGAGTGCGGAGACAGAGTCGATCTTCGCCTCATACCGCTTCTTGAGAAGCTTCCTGTTTCCGTTGGTATCCTCCATGACAATGCAATTACCCATCGCATAGTTCATAAGGCTCTCGTCGAAGAGAAGAAGCCTCTCGGATGCGAGTTTCTTGATCTCGCCTAGTGGAACGGATTCTGTCTTGGCTCCCTGGATTACCTTCTCGACGGCGTATGCACCGTTCTCGGAAGTCCATCTATCGACGAACTCCCTCGCATTGTATGGGTCATAGCCGAATGACCGCACGTCATACTCGACCCTAGCAATGAAGTTGTCGAGGTCCTCATAGACTTCCATCATGTCAAGAATTGTTCCGCCAAGAACAATCAAGCTACCTTCGTCCATGAACTCGTTGTACTTAACACGAGCAGCGCCAGGAAGCTTTGAAAGCGTTAGCTCCGAAATATAGCAACGGGTCTTGACACCAAACTCTCCTCGCCCAAGAGGAAACAAGAATGTGAAAGCGCAAAAGTCGTTGCCCTGAGAAAGGTCTGCTCCAAGCGAGCATGGCATCTGCCAATAGTCACGTCGCTTATGACAAAGCGTCTCTTCATACGTAAAGTAGTAGGTAAAGCCCTCCATTGGAATACCAAAGCGCTTTGCCAAAATATCGTTACGAGTTGCCGGAGCCTTCTCGGCACGTTCGACGTCGAGCTGATACGCCTCGTAACTAACGGTCTTTCCAATGTTCGGATTGGCCTTGATCCAGAGCTCTGGAATGCCCACTTCCTTAACATCGTCAAGTCGATACCACCAGATGGACACGTGTGGATTCTTATACTCGCCCTTAAGGATGTCCATTAGCTCCATTTTGATTGTATCGCCGGCTCCGTTTCGAACGGTGCCCTCAGAACTTGTTGCCACAATGATGTAGTCGTTAATCTTCGAAGCACCCTGCTCGATAGCACCTATGACGTCCTCTCGAATGTCACCAGAAAGCCATTCGTCGACAGTTGCAACTTTACAACGCAAGCCCTGAAGCTTGTCAATTGACATGGGTCGAGCGGTAATAACAGAGTTCGTCAGAAAGTTCCTGATGCCCTCCTTCGTTGAGGCTAGCTTCTGACGGTTCGCTCGAGAACCTGTTGTGTTCTGAAGAGAGCCTTCCGTGAGGAACTTAAACAGCGGTCCCCTAGAACGAGTGATTGCTGTTCGTATTGGCGACAACACCTCGTCTGCCTGAACAATAGTCGGGGCAACCGTAACTTGCTGCGTGGTTGAGGTGTCTATGTTCTGAAAATATGACTGAATGGATGAGTCATAAAGAGATTTGGCTGCGCCTCGACCAACAATAAGATACTGCTTGTTGATGAGTCGACGCATGACCATCTTGTTGACGTAGCGTCCGCCAATACCATCCTCGTTCGGCTCAAATACCGTACGTTCGATAAAGTAGTACCATCCAAAAATCTGCTCCGCCCACAGCTTGAATGAGTCGATGAGCTGTAGGTCAGAGCCATCGGTCAGCGTAAGCTCGTTCTCACAGTAACGAATATAGCCCTCAACAGGCCCGGGATCGTAGTAAACTCCTGGGTTGGCAATGAGTGCATCGATGCGATTCATCTCCATTGAGATTTCTCGACACACTGGGATCTTTCCAGCGAGTACATCGGCACGGAACTGCCCATAATACTTTGGGGTAGCCGTGTTGGACAGAAAGCCCATGGCTACCTCCTTACGAACGCACTAGTAGTAATAAATCTTACGGGGTTCATTCTGATATACGCGATGACGTTGCTCCCAAGAATCTTTTCGCTTCTGCGAAGCATTATCAACAACCCTAAAGTAATTACCAGAAGCAGCGTTAGCGGCATAAGCCATGGACCAGGGATTATCATGAATAAAATTCATTCCAATCTCAGTAGTCCTCGCGCTCATAAAGTTCCCAGAACTACTTTTCCAAGTATACCCTGAACGAGAAACATCGCTCAACGCGTTGACATACTCTTGACCAATGTCAGCACAATGCCTTGCTTCTTCGGAAAATGCCTTTGCAGCATTGTTTGCGGTCTGTCTATACTTTTGTGCACGCTCAACATCGCCTTTTGCGTCATACTTCTTGGCTTTTTCGTCTGCATACTGATACGACTTTACTAGATTGTACATTGTCATTACAGAGCTACGATGATCATAATCTAGTTGATTCAATCGTTCCGCATGACCACGCGCATTCAAAGAACCATCGCTATTCAAATATCGCTTCTTACCGGCTTCGGTAAGCGTCCCGTCTTCGTTACGGAACCGACGTACGCCCCACTTCATGCCTTTGATACCGTGGTGGGCAAGGTAAATATGATTGGTCACAACGAACCTCCTCCGTAACGTCGAATCTATTTCGCAATAGAACGGAAGAAGTCATCAAAATCAATGTCAAGCCCATGAAGGCCTGCTGCGTTAACCAGATTCATATACGTACTTTCGCCATGACGAGAAAGCTCATTATCTGTGAGACGATATGCATCGTATAGATGCCCAACTTCGTCAATTGTCTTCTTTCCGTTTGTCACCGCCCTATTTGCAAAGGCACGAGAAATCTTGGTTCCCGGAGAAGTCCTTGACCTATGTAGCGTGTTTGCAACATCGTTTGCAAGAACTCTTCCGGCATAATTTGCTTCAATCTGCGCCGACCCTTGACTTGGAAACAGCGCATGTGTATTAAACTTCTGTGACATCATGCTTTTTGTAAGGCGATCGCCGATAGCTTCTCCAACCCTACGATTATACTCGGCATTTTCGGTCTTAACCCATTTGCCAAACTTATACGCCCCATATGCGGCAAGAGCAGTTCCTGCAACAGCGGCACCGATTTTCAGATTTCGCTTCGCATTATCGGAAAGACGCATCTTGTCCTTAAGACCAGTCTTCAGGTCCTCTCGATACTGACGCCCGGCTTCCTTCTGGGCCTTCTTATACGCCGCATCAGCCTTTTCGTACTTTTTTCGCTCAGCATCGGTCATTTGGTTGGGCATCTTGTCATGAACATAGTCGCCCGTCTGCTTGTAGAAACGGTCAACGTTCTGTCGGCGTTGCTGAAAATATGCCTTTGTGGAACCAATAACTCCATAGCGCTGCCTACCGGCTGAAGTGAGACTACCGTCTTCGTTCTGAAATCGACGGACACCCCACTTCATACCCTTGATGCCGTGGTGAGCGAGGTAAAGGTGATTAGCCATGCTTCCTCCTCTATCTAATCATCATATATCGGGTGTGTATCGTAATACATCTGTAAAAGATCTCGCCCCTTTTCAAGAAGCACTTGGTCCATGCCAGTCACCTTTAATACGCCATATGTAGCAAGGACACTTGCCGCAGCTCGTTGTGGATTACCGACAGCAATATTAACAACGCTTCGACCGACCTTGCCGGTAGTATCTTTGACGTCGCTAATGCGGCGTTCTATTTTTGCCTTCTTGGCGTGGTCCGCCATGTTCTGAGAGGAAAGACTCTTTTCGAACTCGTCTGCATATACCTTAGACTTACTCTTTTCGGCTACGGTTGCCTTAATCAGCTTTCTTCTTGTGCCGGCGCCCTTTCCATAGTACATCTTTGCGCGTGCAAATTCTTTTGCGTCTTTGCGGGCTTCTCGCTTCTCATGCCTGTCTCGATGCGCATTAACGATACGATGTCCAAGTTGCTCTGGAGTGCGCCTAACACCCCACTTTTGACCTTTGATGCCGTGATGAGCCAAGTAATAGTGATCCATTTTGATTTCTCCTAATCAGAAAACGTTGTGCTTGGATCGACCATCACATTCATTCGCCATTCAAACTCCTTGGCCTGCTCCTTCATCAGTTCTGTCACAGAGGAAGTAAGCGATGGATCAAAGAGCATCTTGACTTTAAGGTACATGTAGCTCTTTACGGCGTTAAGAAGCGTGTCGTTGTCTGAGATGTACTCGTTCCAGGTTGTCGAATCATCGACAATACTAAAGCCTGTGGACGGGCCAATTCCAAGTTCAAACAGCGTAAGAAATACCGCGTTGATGTGAATAATGATGTCGGAGTCGAACTGCGTGTACTCCTCTGTTATGCCGAGGAGCTTTTTGATAGATGTGAGTATACTATCCACATCAACCTCCTAACCATGGAGCAGTATCGTTTGGCCTTCTATTGACCACGTCTTTGTTAACAAGCGAATAGTCTCCATAGTGGAGCGCATTGTGCGTCTCTAATGAAACGGTGATGAGGTTATCCAAATCAAATATGATCGGGCTTCTGTTTTGGATGTCTTCTTGCGTGATTGGATTGATGTGGTGCACAAGAATCTTTCCGTAAATAGGTCTATCTGGAATAGCGAGGTCGCAACCGTTGTCTCTTAAAATTACAGATCGTCGAACACGTCGCCACTCGTCAGACTGATAGAGCGCCTGATTAAGATAGCGATGTCCTCCAAATGTTGAGTGTGCGACAGCGCCGTTTAGCTTGAGGTAACTGAACCGACGCTCGAAATCCTTGTACAGAAGCGATTCGGAGTAGGTGAGCATCAGCACTAGCTTCTTCGAAAATCGTCAGCAATACTATTTGCAAAGGCCTCGATCGGACCACTATTATCTGACAAACCAATTTCCCATGAGCCATCCCGAGCCATGTGAGCAAAATAAATCGGAGAGGCATCGACAATCGTCGAATAGACAACGTCTTTGTATGTATACTCGTTGCGTTTATCTTGCCCAATAATAATGTCGCTTCGTGAAGACATCAATCGTTCTGTTTCACTCTTTGCATCATCAAACCACCGGTTTAAAGAGGCATCGTACTCATTGACTTTTCTACCGGATTCTGTAGTGGAAGCGCGTTTGGCCACAACCTCGCGAGCAACATCATACGCCACAACATCGATATAATCATCGTCGTCGACCATCTTCGGAGAGACAAGGTCTCGACGCATGTATTCAAGCGCTTCTTTACGAGCGTCTGGTTGTGCAGCAATTTCCTTAACGCACTTGTCGACATTACCAAGTGCCTCTTCCTGCTTGGAATCAAGATCCTTTGCACGCTGCTTCATTCGGGCAACTACGGAATCGACGTCTTTACCGGTAGCCTTTACATTGGGTACAAAATATCCGTTGCCAGACAGACGACCATAGGATCCCTTTACTCCGAAGCCTTTGTTCTTAAGCGAATAACCCTCCGACTCATAATACGCAAGCCCGGCGTCGGTCAAGTCGCCTCGTGCAGAAACAAACGCCCTCTTTCCGTGCTCGGTTAAACGTCCATCGCTTTTTAAATATCGTTTCTTACCGGCCTCCGTTAGAGACCCGTCTTCGTTACGGAATCTACGTACGCCCCACTTCATGCCCTTGATGCCGTGGTGGGCAAGGTAACGGTGATTTGTCATGACAATGCTCCTGTCAACGTCGAATCGCATCGGCGTATTCCTTAGTCGAATCCGGTTCGACCCACGAAGAGTTAATCTCGTTAAGCGTGACATTACCCTCGTTTTGAATTAGCTCCCAAACCTGCCGCCTTGTCATTTCGTCGACGTTGGCATTCTGAATCCTTGTGTTATACGCACGCAAATGTTTTGCTTGATGCTCATGCCATTGTGCTTCGGTATCTCGTCTTGCACTGGCTAGACGAACCGCATCCCTTGCATCTTTATCGCTATAGCCCTGAGCTTTTAGCATTTCAAAGCCGCGCTTACGTATGTCGGCAGCACTATCTCGATACGCCTTAGCGGACGCGTTATGCGAGTCTATCTTCTTATTTTGATACGCCACTTCCCTTTGAATATACTTTCTATTCCTTTCGGCACGCCTCTTTCCCGCGCTTGTTAGAGACCCGTCTGCATTCTGGAACCGACGAACGCCCCACTTCATGCCTTTGATGCCGTGGTGGGCTAGGTAAATATGATTGGTCACAACGAACCTCCTCCGTAAGACTTCATTGCCTCAATGGCGCTTTCATAAAGCTTCTTGTATTCCTCGGCAGACTCAATTGCCTTAACCTTCGACTTATCGAGCTCAATTCGCTCTCGAATCTCCTCCTTCTGGAGTTTCACAAGCGAAGAACCGAGTCTAAGAAAATGTACGATCTCCTGAGAGGAAGCTGTACCGTTCAACATGCGTTCTTCAGCGGTATCCATGGCCAGGGCGATAAGTTGGTTCTCCCTTGCATCTGGAGACAGTGCCTTTCGACGAATGTTTTGAGATGCTTTTTGCTCATCAGAAGCACGTTCGGCCATAAATATCACCTACTTTCCTGGTGGTTTTAGCGCTGCACCGGGGGTACACCGCGTAGTGCGGAGAGAGTACCTGCAAGGGGGCAAAATATGGGAAGAAAGGAGGCGAGAAAGAACCCATGAAGCGGTATACCCCCAGTGCAGCGCTAAAAAGTTTCACAAAAATGTCCCCCCGGAGGAATTTCAAAGACCGCCGCGATGGGGGGTGGGGGGTCAATTTTGCTACCCCCTCCCCTATCCCCTGAAACCCCCACGTATGCAGGGGAATCAGAGGATAGGTTTGGTTTTTGCCACTAATTAGGCATTGGCTTCTTAATCATCGTGTAGATGTTATTTGGATCTAGGGCCATGATTTTTAGAATAGCTGTCCGTATGTCTTCTTGATTCACATTGTCTGTAAGTTCATCCGATGTTCGAGCAAGGGCAGCAAGCTTCTCATTACTATCGTAATTGTTAAGCTTGTCATAGAGCATCCAAGAATCTTGTTGATCAACTGGATCAAATGGATTGTCGAACGTAGTAAGGTAGTACCTATACTGTTGCGCCATAGTTACTAACCTTCTTCCTTAATTGTGTTCGACACTGTAGATACAGATACGCCAAGAGCATCGGCAATCTCTGCAAGTGTGTAACCACAATTGCTCATGTTCCTAATCTTAGTCCTCTTTGCATCACTAAGAGTAGTGGAAGCACGAGGAGTAGCCCTTGCCCTAAGAGAATCCGGCTCTGTGTGATCAAGAATTCGCTCAAGCATAGTGCTTGAAATAGCACCACTCTGTATAGCTTCCCATTCCTTATCGTCAATCACTATTCGTGTCTGCTTGCCCCTAGCTCCCATTTCTGCACGAGCCTTCGCCATGTACTGGGCCTTAAGCTTTTTGTACTCCTTTTTTGTCATGTCAGGATTTGCTTCTTTTTTAGCCCTTGCTTTGTATCCAGCAAGCAGATTTGCCTGACGCTCACGAGGGGCATTACGTTCTGCTATGGCCAATTTACTCTTAAGGGACTCTACCTGGGGGGCAAATATCAATGCTGCTTCTTTGTTTTGACGAGGTCTCTCGGTGGCCATGTACTCCTTACGTGCAGTATTGGCCATTGCCTTTAGGTGGTTAGCATAGTCGGCATAGATTTCCTCTTTAGGATATCCAGAGGACAGCTGATGGGCGTCGGAAACAATATCCATTTGATGAGCCTTCTTTGTGGCAAGCTTTTCCTTACCAGTCTTCTCATCAATATAAGTACGCCCTGTTTGCTTTCCTGTCCAATCATATTCGCCGGTATCAGGATTGATGCGCGGATTTCCTCGAGTCTCCGGAATATCAATCTCGGATTTGGCCCTGGAGAATATCGTTGATGCCGATTCGGTATAGCGACCATCTTCAATACGGCCCTGATATTTACGCTTCAGGCCCTCAATATCATTGTCCTTAGCGCTCGCCTTGTAGTCAAGCTTATGCTTCTCTGCGTCAATAACGACCATCGAATGTCTAACAGCCCTTGCCAACTCGTCAAAGTTTGCACCCTGAACAGTCATATCGGTGATAAGGTTGGATATCCTACCCATTTGGTTATTGGTATCTGTCATCACCTTAATCGGCTTGCCCTTAGCATTCACATACTCATAAATATCATTACCGTCTTCGTCCTTCTTTCCGGTAGCACGCCTCGTCGTTGCGTACGCGGTTTTTGGATCAAACCCAATTAGTCCCTCAAGCTGCTTATCCGCCTGAATCCTTGTTGCCGGACTCTTCCCCATCGGAATAACAATAACAGTATCGCCATCAAAGTCGGCGCCAGAAAGCCTGTCCGCAACATTCTTGTTGATTGCGACAGCGTCAACAGCATTTCCAAGCATCTGCTGAAGCTCGGGATTCTTGTTGTTGACCTTACAAACAGGAATCTCGAACGTGCCGGCATGTGGGAATCGAACAAGCGCTACCTCTTCACCATTGTTATGGCTAGGGTCATAAACCTCGTTATCCTTAAGCTTCGTGGTCGGTATTAGAACCTTCCACTTCTGACCGGGAAGAGATGCGCCCTTCATATAGACGGCGTCAGAGTCACATTGATCGCCGAATTCTTTGAGATAGTGCCTCTTAATAATTGGGTTCGTCAGTGCGAGAATATCATTGTATTCTGCTTGCTTCTCGGCATAGGCCTCGTTGAGCTGCCTCTTAATTAGTGGAATGTTCTGCTTCGCAAGAAACTGATGCGGAAGTCCCTTCTCCCAATCATCCCAATCACCCTCTTGGCGAATCTTATTAATTGGAGAAAGATGTTCGTTTCCGTTTTCGTCCTTCCAATGTGATTGACCATTCTGTCGAATCAGGGCTCCGAACGGATTATCCGGATTATCCTTCATCGATTTGAACACGTCCATCTTGGCGACGTCTTTGGTCTTATTGGTGTTAAATATCACATCGACGCCCTTCGGAAAGTCCTCAGGACGACCGTAGATACACATGCCCTTCATGTAATGTGTATCATCAACACCAATTCGAACCTGCGCGTAAGTGCTAGCGCCGAGATCAAGGTCTCGAACACCAGGACGAATCTCAATCAGACCGTCTTTATCAATGCCACCATCCTCCGCGTAGCGAACCTGTATGCGGTCAGACGACATCGATACAGGGGGTTCCGGAATATCACGAATCAAATCACCATTTTTGGCGTTTGCGTAATCAACAACTGAATGAATATCACCGTTATGCATGTGGTCATATACATCGCCATACGTGGAACCAGGAGGGCACAAAACCTTAAGCGGAGTCTGACGTCCGGGATTGGTTACCTGTGGAAGACCAACACTATAAATCTCATATCCTTCTTCACGAAGAATCTCGAGCGACTGCTGAAGCTTGGTGTCGGATATCAATAGCTCGTGTTCAACACCGGACCCAACATCGATGAAACCCTTCTCATCAACGATGCTCTTTAGCGTCTCGGCAGTAGCGAACGCCTTAGTCTTCTTGTTTGGATCCTGCGCAAGAAGATGTCGAATCGAAGACTCATTAGGATATCCAAGACGGTCCGCAATCTCCTGGTATGTCTTTCCGTCTTCACGCATTGATGTTGCCGTATCGTACTCATAAGAGAACCGCTCTGCCTTCGATATGGCGAGTCGTGCTCGAAGCGTGTTTGTTGAAGGATCGCCCTTACTGTTAAGGCATCCCATTGCCTTAGCAATATCAACTTCCTTCATCCCGCTCTTCTTGAGCTCCTCATACTGAGAGATGAAGTCTTTGCTGTGCTGATAAGGATTCTCTCCGCT